ATGGACGTATGTCCCTTAAGAGTCTTCCTGTCTTGATCAACGGAGACGACATCTTGTTCCGTGCCAACAAAGTCGAGTACTCTCGATGGCTTCAGGCCGTTGAGACCCTAGGCTTCAAGCTCTCTCTCGGAAAGAACTTCGTCCACAAGGATTGTCTCACCATTAACTCTCTCCCCATCACCTTTGTCGGTTCCCGGCCACTTCCTCCTATGACCCCGTCTATCGTACCTTCGGGTATGAGCTGGGCGGACTACGAGGAGTTGCCGGAACACACCTTTCTTTTCCGCACGATGTCTCGTTCGATTCAAGTCCATGGTTTCGCCAACCTAGGACTCTTGATCGGACAGACAAAGACTGCGAAGGAAAAGGCCGAGTTGGTCCCCCTCAACGGCTGGTACGCTGCCTCCACCTCTGGAGCGATGTATCCCGCCAAGATGTCCAACTTCTTCCTCGACTACCACAAGGGAGAGATCCTTCAACAAACGAAGTTTGGCAACGTCACTCTCAACCTCTATGCCCACCCCATGCTGGGCGGACTCGGCTTTCCTATCCCTCGCGGTGTGGAAGTCAGGTATGACGAACCCCAACGGGCTCTCGCACATCGACTGTTCGAGAGTGCCCAGAAGGTCGTCCACTCGACACCTTCCGACCATCCCCTTCTCCCCTTCACCTACCTGACCCTCTCTGAAAAGAAAGCGTCACTGGGAAACCGACCTGGCCACGTCTACACAAGACTCGCTGGTGTCGGTCCCTTGGGTCCGGGTGAGGAGCTTTTCGCGGATACGACGGTCATCCACTCGACTCCGTTGGCTCAGTCCTACGGCGATATGTCTGAGGCCTTCTTGGCTCCGATGTGTCGTCTCAAGAACTCCGAGTTAAACCGGATCCTCCGTGGAGCGAAGCACCAACATCACAAACTCCACCCTGTGGAGGAGATGCACGTCTTCCCCTTCAACATCGTCACCTTCGACCCCAACGTCCCAATCACCGAGAAGATCCCAGATCCTTCTCCCGAGTTGGTACCTCTGCCTACCCTCCTCGAACTCCATGAGAGCTACGAGTTAGTGCAAACTGACTCCTACGACACTCAGGGGAAGGAGGTATGGGAGCTCGAAGTCCATCCCCTTTCCTCGATCTTGCAGGATCCTTCCCTACTTGCTGGACTTGTTAGTCCTCAACTATCCGAAGGAATCCGTCGCGATCGGGAAGAGCGTCGCCTCGCCGCTTCTCTACTCCAGATCTCTCGTGCCAATGCGCAGGAGGAAAAGGAGAGCCGTCACCGTGCACTCAAGTTACGAGCCCAAGAAGCCCGATACCAGAGACGCGTGATGGGACAGTAGAGTAAAGCGAGGAATGGGGTGAGATCGTTAAGGACCAAAACGGTGTCGAAAGACTTAATACTTCCGTGCTAACCAAAACGCCGAGAGACTGCACGGCTCCTCTCAGGATCGATCTCATGGACAGTCCCACTCCTCTTGGTGGCACCCCATACACAATGACAAAACCTATCAACAACTTACGTCGTCGACGCTCTCTCAAAGGCAGAGGCGACTATTCCGAGGAGGTAAACACCATCCCGAAACCGCTCGTCCGGCTTGAGGCCAAGATTGACCACCTTGAACGGTCCCTTGTCCACTCAACTCCAAAGGTATCCCGCGCTGCGAGCA